TAGAACTCCAACTGCTGTTGTTATGAATAGTTTCTCAACAACAGTGGATTCTGTGGCACCAATTAACACCATCACATCTGATATACACTCACAAAATGTGGAGGCAATATTAAGTTCCAACGGATCAATGGCAATAACGGTATTGAATCCAATCACCAATCAAAATACATTAGTGTTTATTAATACCATTACAACAGATATACATTCACAAAATGTAGAGGGTATTGTAACCGTTAGTACAAATTCATTTAATTCGGTGGTAAGTTCCAACACAATAAACCCATCAATATCAACGATTGTTCCTCTACCAACATACGCATACAGTTCGGGTACAGAAATATCAGCCAATGGAAATGCAATATCTGCGCCGGCTACGGTCACTCAAACCTGGTACATCTAAAATTTTCAATAAAAAAATGTGAAATAAATAGAATGAAAAGGTTATAAAGAATGTCAACACAAGTCCCTCCATCAAGATTAGATTCGACCAAAGACTTTTCTTCTTTGGTTCCTTCTGCGTTCGCTCGTGCTAATGCTGCGTTCGCACAAGCAAATAATTCTACTGATACGTGGGTAAGAGGTCAGGCTAATAACGCATACGATACAGCTAATGCTGCATTTCTGCAAGCGAACAATTCTACCGATTCATGGGTAAGAACACAAGCTAATAATTCTTTTAATAAAGCAAACTCAGCCGCAGAGTTTGCTAATGCATCCTTTTTGGTTGCCAACTCAGTATATGCTTGGGGCAACCACGCTACAGTTGGTTATGCAACAACAACTTATGTCGGTACAGCTGTTGCCAATCTAGTAAATTCTGCACCAAGCACATTAGATACATTAAATGAATTGGCAACCGCATTAGGTAACGATGCAAACTTCAGCACCACTATTACAACTACATTAGGTGTAACAAATTCATTTTCTAACGGTGCCTTTGTAACAGCCAACTCATCATACGCTGCACAAAATACCACGGCATCATTTGCAAATGGTTCATTCGTAACAGCCAATGCATCCTTTGACCGTGCTAATGCGGCCTTTCTACAAGCGAACACCAGCGGCGGAACAACAAGAGCTCAGTCTATGACTATGGGCATAATATTCGGAGGATAACATGGCAGCACCAAATTTATTAACAAGCACATCAGTAACGGGAAACGTTGCAGGCCAAGCAATAATAACTTCGGCCACAGCAATCGTATCTAATGCGGCCTCTAGTGGTAAAGTATACAAAATTAATTCACTATACATTTCAAATGTAAATGGTACAGCAAGTGCTGATGTGACTGTTGATGTTTTTAAAGCTGGTGCAACAGCATATAAAATAGCTCATCTAATCACGGTGCCACCTAAATCAACATTAACTCCTATTGCAAAAGATATAACCATTTATCTGGAAGAAAATGACAGTTTAAGATTGACTGCCAGCGCTAATAGTTATCTACATGGTGTTTGTTCTTTTGAGGTTATCACCTGATGAGTAACAATTCTTTCAGAGGATTTGGTGCAATACCACAATCAGATTCTTGGTTGGCAAATCGACCAGGTATAACACCATTAGGTAGACAATACACCGATTCATTGAATGGATATTGGCCAAGTGCAAATACATTTGGTGGTTTTGCACAGGCAACTTTATCTACAACTTATCGTTTACAGATTTATAAAAAAAAAGGTTTAACTAATACCTACGACAAGTTATTAAATCCAACATTTCCAGGTAGTGCTATATGGGGAATGGATTCAAGTCCAGATGGAAAATTTTTAGCTGCAGCTATTAATTCTACACCATACATTAGTATCTATAAAAGAGATGGTGAAACATTCACCTTATTAAGTAATCCAGCATCTTTACCAACAGGCGCTGGCAGAGATGTTGCATTTAGTCCTGATGGTAAATATTTGGCAGTCGGTCATGGTACAACTCCTTTTGTTACAATTTATAAAATAGATGGTGATACATTTACAAAAATATCCTCACCATTTAATACTTTACCTGGAGGCACAACATTATCTGTTGCATTTAGTCATGATGGTAATTATTTGGCAGCTGGAATTGGTTCGTCACCTTATGTGAATGTATGGAAAATCAATTCATCAACAGACAGTTTTACAAAACTAACTATACCTACTGCTGGATCAGGAGGAACTGTAAATAGTGTTGAATTTAGTCCAGATTCATTACATTTAATATATGCAGGTGGATCAAGTCCAAGTTATGGTGGTTATTTAATCAATTCATCAACAGATACATTCACAGCATTAACAATAATTGGATCGCCAGGAACCACAGGAAATCATGTTGCTTTTAGTCCTGATGGTGTTTATATGTCAGTCGGTGCATCTTCGGACCTTGCAATATTAAAAAGAAATAACGCTAATAATACATATAGTGTAATTACCAGTCAACCATCTTCAAAACCGGCAGGTGAAGTAAATGCTTCTGCATGGAGTTCAGATGGAAATTATCTTTTAGTTTCTGGTGTTAATGAACCAGTAATTTTATACACCAGAACAGGTGATACATTTGCAAGAGCTGCAGCCAACACCATACAAGACTCCTCACAGGCTATAACATCTACGAGCGGAACTCAAGGTGGACTAGTTTGGTTCAATGCACCATAAAACCAACAATAAATACTGTTAACACAACAAAGAAAATATAAATGGCATTAACATAAATTACGGAGAAACAATGGCACACTTTGCACAATTAGATGAAAATAAAATTGTAACAAAAGTTCTAGTAATAGAACAAGATGTAATTAATACAGGTTTATTTGGAGAACCAAGTTCTTTTGTACAAACAAGTTACAACACACATGGCGGTGTACACATATTAGGCGGAACACCGTTAAGAAAGAATTATGCTGGTATAGGATATACTTATGATTCAGTCCGTGATGCATTTATACCACCTAAACCATACAATAGTTGGACATTGAATGAAACTACATGTTTATGGGATGCACCAGTTGCAATGCCTACAGATGATAAACGTTATTCGTGGGACGAAGATACACTTTCTTGGGTGGAAGTTACGGTATCAGAAGCATAAATATCCCTATAGGGGGATATAATGGCGAAAACAATCACAACAAGAACGGCATTCAAAGATTATTGCCTGCGTAGACTAGGGTTTCCTGTAATCGAAATCAACGTTGATGACGACCAGGTAGAAGACCGTATTGATGATGCGTTGCAATACTGGCAAGATTATCATTTTGATGGTCTACAAAAAGTCTATTACATTAAAAAGATAGACCAGACAGACATTAACAACAAGTATTTGAACATAGCTCAAGCCACAGATTCCTCAAACAACGTTCTACAAATTGCTGGTATCACCAGAATATTTCCTATTTCAGATTCACATTCTCAAGTCAATATGTTTGATTTGAGATATCAACTCCGTTTGAATGAGTTGTATGACTTTACCTCCGCATCTTACATCAACTACACGTTGACACTACAACACTTACGTATGTTGGAACAACTGTTCACTGGTGAAGTTCCTATTAGATTCCAAAGACACATGCAAAGATTGTATATTGATTGGGGTTGGGGTCGCAACGAAGCACCAATCGGTACAACAGTGATTGCAGAATGTTATGCGGTGATTGATCCTGATGTGTACACACAGGCGTGGAATGACCGTTGGTTGAAAGAATATGCAACAGCACTTATCAAACGTTCTTGGGGTAACAACCTTAAAAAGTTTGAAGGTATTCAATTGCCAGGTGGTGTCAAATTAAATGGTGACAAAATCTATAGTGAAGCCAAGGAAGAAATTGATGCATTACATGCAGAAATTGGTGACAAGTATGGTGCACCACTAGAAATGTTCATGAACTAATATGGCAACCTCGGTTTATTTCAATAACTATAACTCTCTTGCTGAGCAGAGAGTAGTTGAAGACTTGATTGTTGAGTCAATCAAGATTATGGGTTTTGACGCCTACTATTTACCTATTGAAAATGAAACCGATAGAGACATATTGTATGGTGAAGATCCAATTAAAAGATTCAGTGCAGCCTTTCCAATTGAATTCTACCTATCAAGTTCTATGGAATATGGTGGCGAAAAAGAATTCTTTTCTAAATTTGGCCTTGAAATTAAGAACACTGTTAACATCATATTATCAAAACGTTCTTTTTCTCAACGTGTACCACAAGATATATTCACAAGACCAAGAGAAGGTGATTTGATTTATGTACCGTTCTTAAATGGTACTGGTGAGTTGTTTGAAATTAAATTTACAAACCAAACAAAAGACTTCTTCATGTTAGGACGTAAAATACCATTCTTCTATGAATTGGAACTAGAGAAATTCAAGTACTCACAAGAAGTTATCGACACTGGTGTGGAAGACATTGATGATGTAATGATTCAATCAAGTTACACACTAGACTTGACTACTGGTACTGGAACTGGAACATATGAAGCTAGAGAAGTTGTATTTCAGTCTACAGATAATACACAAGCAAATGCATGGGTTGTGGCTTTAGTACAAGAATGGATCAAACCAGATGACTCACTAAAGGTCACAAATATTGCAGGTGAATTCCGTGACAACGTTGCAATCATTGGTGCAACAAGTAATGCAAGATACTTTTTGGCATCTTATGATCCATTAAAAGATAGTACAAAAAATGAAAGTTATGACAATTCTTACTTCTTTGATACTGCCAATAATATTATTGACTTCACTGAAACCAATCCGTTTGGAAAAATTTAATGTCAACATATAATCGTGTCATAAGAAAACTGGTTGTGGGATTTGGTAATCTATTTGATAGCATTACTTTGTATAGATTTAAACCAGACCTTACAGAATCGGAAAGATTTATTGTTCCTATTGCGTATGCAAGTAAAGAACGTTATGTCATGCGCCTTGAAGAAGATTTGAATCTAGATAAAAAAGTTCAATTGACTTTACCTCGTATGTCATTTGAGATGGCCGGATTATCATACGA